ACTAGCAGCATTATGCTCACTACACCTAATTCCACTATTAATCCTAATAGGTCTATTTAAGAGGTCCCGGACTCTCTGTACTTTAATAGCTAGCTCATCTTTAATGTTATCCTTACCGCATCCACATTTACATGCAAATTCTGATCTATTAAAATTAGCAGTTAGATCGCCCATTTAGAGTCTCCTTAAAAGGTGCTAATGATTGCCACTAGTTATAAAGTTATTTGTAACGGGTTATAAAAGAAAAGATATTAATAAGTATGTGGTTTAGCGCGTCTTTCATAGGTTTCATCCCAAGGAACAGCTCCTGGTCGAGGTAAATCAGCAATTCGTCTTTCCTGACCAGTATAGATCATAAAGGTAGGACAACCTGCATTAATCCACCAAGTACGTTCTTTTTCTGTTAGGTCTTCTCCTCTAAATAATTCTAATATACTATCTAGCCATTTCATTACTTATTACCTCTAGCTCTAGATCGTGCTTTACTTTCCCTTCTTTTACGCCTAGTTCTTTGTAATTTACATGCAGGAGAACAAGTTACAGACATAGGTTCTTCTACTATTTGCTCGCAATTATCTTCTGCACATTTACGTAAATCTACCCCAATACGATGATAACTAGGATTATTTACGTTAAAGGATTTATAATTGTAATTTACTGCATATTTATTATCTCTATTGAACTTGTCCCAATGTTTCTCAGATATTTCATCTGGAGATAGTTTTTGTGTGCATTCTAATTTACCATCTTTATTGGGCTTATAAACTTTGACTTCAAATGCCATAGGCACCTCAATTCAATTTATTTTTCAATAGTTTAGATGCTTTAAAAGTAGCAACTCTACGAGCTGAAATAACAGCAGATTCTCCAGTTTTAGGATTACGTCCTATACGTTCTGCTTTCTGTCTTGTATTAAAAGAACCGAAACCACGTAACGTTACATTGCCTTCTTCAATGATTCCTTGCTTAATAGTCTCTAAAACAGTAACTACAATGTCATTAGATTTAGATTGAGTTACATCTAGTTTTTCTGCTACTTTATTAATTAGGTCAATCTTTAACATATCTATCCTCCTATGGTTTATATGTATATGATTTTTATATTATTATATAATATACTAAGAATAGTCAATAGGAGGATTATATGGAGAATGTTAAATTCAATTTTACAGATGATGAATTTTTACAAGTTATGAATCTAATTTGTAAATCAGATGTTCCATTTGGGGAAGAATACAAGCCGTTAGTTTCAATGGATGATAGAATTGATTTAGGTAGATTAGATAGTTTAGGTATGATGGTATTTTTTGTTTGGTTATCTAAATTATTTGAGATCCCTGAAAAACAAATACAGGAATTTGCTGATAAACAAGAGTTTACTATTACAGCTATAAAAGAATTTGTAGCTAAAGAATCTACAAAATCAACTTCTTACGCAGAAGTGGAAAAATACGCAAAAAGATGTTTTTAACGCATACTAATTCTGTATACTCAGAAGATACTGTTTTACTTGAACATATCCCGTATCCCCAATATGTGCATGCTATTGGAGATCCAAACCCCGTTAAAATAACTACTGGTTTAGATATTATGCCAGGGCAGCTTATAGACTATGTATTAAGAGGTAAATATGGAGCTGAAGAAGGTACTATTGAGCACATTCAATATTTGCTTAGTTTAGCTCAATGTAAAGTTGGGTTTATTTTAGCTGCAGGTAATACTTGTTGGACTGGGTACTTAACTAGTGTTAAACGAACTGCTAAATACCCGGTATATAATATTCCTCCTATGGGGGTATCTCAGGTATATGCTGGGTACATTGCTAATAAATTAGGTAATTTTGAGTATATAGCCACAGATAGTACTAGCTGTATTAGTGGGCATTCTGCTTGGTACACAGCCCGTAATATGATAAGTTTAAAGCTACTAGACGCAGTAGTTGTAGTGTCTGTAGATAATGGACTATCTGAAGAACACTTATCTATCTTTGGGGGGAATAAATTAAGTAAATTAAAAGATGAAGAAAATAGCTCAGATATTACTAAATTTAGATTAGGACAAGGGTGTAATATTTCCATATTTGAAAGTATTAGAACTTTGAAATATTCTATAAAAGAAGCACCTAATCCTAGTATCTTAGCTAATATTAAAGATATTTATATTACAGCTGAGCATCATCATAGTCCTTTAGGTATATCTCCCACAGGAGCTGGGTATACTAAAGTTATAGAATCAGTCGATACGAGTAACATTGATTTTATTAAAACACATAGTACTTTTTCAGATGATAATAAGATTGAAGAAAAACTAATTACTTCTAAATTTGGGAATATTAGACTAGTTAACTATAAATTAAGAATAGGACATACTATGGGAGCTTCAACTGCAATTGAAACTGCATTAGCAGTTAAAGAAGAAACAGGTATATTTCTTAGTTTAGGGGCTGGTATGGGAAATGTATTCTCAGCAGCTGTTGTGGAGATTCTATGATATTTGCACATGCAAGTTTAATACAAGAGGGAGAAGCCGCTTTATTTTACCGGTACGATAAACAATTAGATGGGTATATGATAGCAGGAGTATTAGTTAGCCCTACAGTAGAGGCCAAATTAAACTTTGCTAAAGTATGGACCTATTTTGTATCAGAAGTTGTTAGAGAAGATGACATTTATTGTTCAATACCTTTAGAAGGACAAAATGCTATGTTTGATAACTATTTAGATTATCATAGTACTAAGGAAGGCCTTAAGATATATAAAGTTGATAATTTTCTTAAAAAGCAATACAGTAGTTATGAAAAACATTTAGAACAAGCTGGGAATAACTCATGAGTGATGACCGAGATTTAGACGTAGATTCAACTGCTACTGATGAAGCTAGTTTAGTAGATTGGGAAAACCCTCCTAGTTTAGGGGATCTTAAACAAGATTACGAATCAGCTAAAGTAGCTCATGATGTTCATATTACAGAAGTAGATACCTGGTTAAGAGTACTTAATGGAGAACAAACCATTAATGCTAAACGTGGTCGTTCAAAGTTAGTTCCTAAGCTTGCACGTAAGCAAGCTGAATGGAGATATGCTGCATTATCAGAACCATTTTTATCTACTGATGATCTATTTAATACGTCTCCTCAAACATTTGAAGATAAAGATTCTGCCGTACAAAATGGGATGTTATTAAATTATCAGCTCAATTGTCGTATGGATAAAGTTAGTTTTATTGATGAATATATTCGAACTGCTGTAGATGAAGGTACTGTAGTAGTACGTGTTGGTTGGGAATTTGAAGAAGGTAAGCGTAAGGTTTACGAAGATGTAATGGAAATGCAAATGGCACTTGATCCTCAAACAGGTCAACCTGCTATTGATCCACAAACTGGTCAACCTCAAATGCAAGAGGTTAAAACTGGTCAGACATCTAAAATGAAAACTGTTACTCTTAAAAACCAACCTGTATTAACAGTCTGTGATTATAATAATATAATTGTAGATCCTACCTGTGATGGTGATTTAGAAAAAGCAAACTTTGCTATTTATAGTTTTGAAACATCATTATCTGAACTTAAAAAAGACGGACGATATAAAAACTTAGATGATATTAACTTTGAAAGTGCTTCAGTACTATCTGAGCCTGATCATGAAGTTAATACAGATGATAGTTCATTTACATTTAAAGATAAGGCCCGTAAAAAAGTTATTGCTCGAGAATACTGGGGGTATTGGGATATAGATGATACAGGTGAAGTTGAACCATTTGTTGCTACATGGATAGGGGATACGCTTATTAGAATGGAAAAGAATCCATTTCCTGATAAAAAAATTCCATTTATTTTAGTTCAGTATTTACCAAGACGTAAAAATATTTATGGAGAACCTGATGCAGCTCTTATTGAAGATAATCAGAAAATAGTAGGAGCTGTTACTAGAGGTATTATTGATATTATTGGTCGTAGTGCTAGTGGGCAACAAGGTATTAGAAAAGATGCACTAGATGTTACTAATGCACGTAAATTTGAGCGGGGAGAAGACTACAAATTTAATGCTAATGTTGATCCTAGACAAGCATTTCATATGGAAGTTTATCCTGAGATTCCTAGATCTGCATTAGAAGTACTTAATATGCAGAATAACGATGCTGAAGCATTAACAGGTGTTAAAGCATTTACTCAAGGTATCTCTGGCCAAGCATTAGGAACTACTGCTACTGGTATTAGATCAGCACTTGATGCTACATCTAAACGAGAATTAGGTATTTTACGTAGACTATCTAATGGCTTAAACCAAATTGGACGTAAAGTTATATCTATGAATTCTGAATTTTTAGAAGATGAAGAAATTATTCGTATTACTAACGAAGAATTTATAGCTATTAATAGAAATGATTTAGGGGGCAAGTATGACATTAAGCTTAATATTTCTACTGCGGAAGCTGATGAGCAGAAAGGTAGTGAATTAGCATTCATGTTACAAACAATGGGTAACACTATGCCTCCTGAAATGAGTCAAATGATACTAGCTGATATAGCTAAATTACGTAAAATGCCTGATTTAGCTAAACGTATTCAAGAGTATCAACCTCAGCCAGATCCTATGGCCCAACAAAAAATGCAGCTTGAAATGGCGCTATTACAAGCACAAGTGGCTAATGAAACTGCTAAAGGTAAAGAGAATGAAGTTGATGTTGCTCTTAAAACTGCTAAAACACAAACAGAGCAAGCTAAAGCAAGAAGCATGCATAGTGGTGCTGATCTTACAGATCTTGATTTTGTTGATAAAGAATCAGGAACTAAAGATCGTAGAGAATCTGCAACTGAAGATCGTAAACACGCCCAAAATTTAGAAAATAAAGAGTTTGATAGACAAGTAAATTTAGACAATAAACAATTGGATGCAGAAATAAATCTTGACAATACTACAGTTGATCGTTAAATAAACAATAAGGAGTTGTTTATATTAACTAAATCAGAAGGAATACTATGACTACGGAATTAGAACAAGTAGATATTCAAATTGAAGCAGCACAACGAATTAGAACAATGCGGGATAGCTGTGTTAAATTAATGGCTAATAAACATTTTAAAGATGTTATTGATGAAGGCTATTTTAAAGAAGAAGCAGCTAGGTTAGTTATGGCTAAAAGTTCAAATTTAAGTGAAGCTCAAATGAAACTAATAGACAACATGCAATATGGTGTTGGAGCTTTAGCTAATTTCTTAGAATCTGTTATGCGGCGAGGAGCAGAAATGGATCAAGCAATTGGTGAACATGAAGAAACTCGTGAAGAAATACTAGCTGAAGAGGTGTCTAAATGACTCAAACTTCTTTAGGTTTATCAGATAAAGAATTTTTAGAAAAAGATCCTGCTGAATTTTTAGATGCAGTTGAAGAAGAAACTGTTGAAAATCCAGTAGTTGAAGAAGAAACTAACACATCAGATCAAACTGATGATGACAGTGATATAGCCTCTACAGAAGGGGTTAGTGAAGCACAGGAGCAAACTGAAGTTGACCCTATTCAAGATCAAGTAAGCCAACCATTTGGGGATACCCAAACGGAGCAAGAACCATCTTCTGATAGTAAGACAACAGACTCTCTTGATACTAGTAAAAAGGACTCAACTGACACAGCCGGGGATACCCAGGAAACTATCGAGCCTGATTACAAAAGTGCTTATGAAAAGGTTACGGCACCTTTTAAAGCCAATGGTGTAGACATGCAGGTAAAAAATCCTGATGATATTGTTCGTTTAATGCAAATGGGCGCTAATTATCAGAAAAAGATGTCTCAATTAAAGCCTAATCTTAAGCTTATTAAGATGTTAGAAAATAATGAGCTATTAGATGAAGCCAAGTTAAATAACTTAATTGATTTATCTAAAAAAGACCCGCAGGCTATTACTAAGCTAATTAAAGAAAGTACCGTAGATCCTTTAGAGATTGACCCAGAAGCAACAGTAAATTATCAACCCAATAACTATTCTATTACAGATAAAGAATATAACTTGGATCGAATACTCGATGATATTAAAGACACGCCAACATTTAATAAAACTATTGATGTTTTAACTAAGGAATGGGACCCAGAAAGTAGATCTACTATTTCTGACCAACCTGAAATTATTGCAATAGTTAATGAACATATGTTGAGTGGTGTTTTTGAACAAGTACATTCAAAAATGCAACAGGAAAAGATTTTAGGAAAATTACAAAATATTCCTGATGTTGAAGCGTATAGACAAACAGCTGAATACATGCATAAGAATAATATTCTAGTTACTGGAAAATCATCTAAATCTGTTGAATCTTCTACAGTATCAAGTAACTCTGAACCTAAGCAAGCTGATGTAGATCGTGATAAAAAACGAAAAGCAGCAGCTCCGGTGAAGCAAACAGCTTCTAATAAAGCTCCAGCTGATCCTGAATTTTTAGGATTATCTGATGAAGAGTTTATGAAAAAGTATGCTACACCGTAATACTTACTATTATTTAATAGGGCATTATTATGGCTAACGAAAATATGTATAATTCTCCGTCTAGCACAGCTAGCGGAACTGCATCTAATATAGGTGCACAAGCAAGAACTGATTATTATTTTAAGAAAGCTCTCATTGCTGTTAGAGATCAAATGTATTTCATGCCTTTGGCTGATGTACGTGCGATGCCTAAGCATATGGGTAAAAAGATTAAGCAAGATGTATACACACCTTTGCTAGATTCAACTAACTTGAATGACCAAGGATTGAATGCAGCTGGAGCTGTTATTACAAAACAGAAATGGTCTGCTTATGATTCTTCAGGTGATTTAGTTGGAGCTGAGGGCGCATACAACGATGAAGCTGCTGCTATTGCAGCTAGTGGTGCTGTTGATGTTGTTGAAGTTGGTGGTAACTTGTACGGGTCATCTAAAGATACTGGTGCTATTAAAAGAAAAATTCCAACTCTTCGTGAAAATGGTGGACGAGTTAATAGAGTTGGTTTTACACGTACGCAAGTTGAAGGTGAACTGCTAAAACGTGGTTTCTTTACTGAGTACACTCAAGAATCAATGGATTTTGATTCTGATGCAGATCTTTTGATGCACATTACGGAAGAAGCACTTGTTGGTGCTAATGAGCTGACTGAAGCGGAGCTTCAGGCAGATCTTATTACTACAGCAACTGCTAACGGTACAGCTTACTATTGTTCTAGTGCTACTAATGCTGTAACGACTGGTAGCAAACTAGATGTTGATGAAGTTGTTACTTA